CCAGACAACTTGGTCTCTTCCTCGAACGAACGCTCTGATTTCTCAGTCTCGTACAGTTCTTTATGCTCTTCGCCGTAGCGTTTGTACTCAAGGCCAAACAAGGCGTTGAGGCCGGGGAGTAGCTCTTTAAGGAGCTGCGAACGTGAAATAGCCATTTGTTAGCTCCTTTATTAAGCGGTTGTACCAGCAGACTGGTAGTACGAGTGCACGCCAAAGTTCAGCTTGACGATGCAATCGGTGTACGCGTCACCGGGGTTAGATGGGAAGTTGCCGCCAAACGAAGAGTTGGCGTTAACCAAGTCAACAATTTTGCAAGCCAAAGCGCTGGTGTTAGCAACGGTGGCCGACATGGCGATAACTGAGTTACCTGTGTTGGTGTTAACAGTCGTAGAACCTGTGCCGCCAGTAAAGTTGGCCAGAGCAACTGTCTTACCGATAGAAGCCACGGTAATCGAACCCAACGACTGCACTTGGAACAGTGCATCTGGATCATCCATCACACGAATGTAGATGTTTGTGTAGCCAGCAGTGACTGCGTTAACAGGCAAATACTGAGCATACAGAGGATAGCCAAGTTGCTGACCAGCCAACTGATAACGCACACCAACACAAACGCCGACGATACCGACAGACGAAGTGGTAGGAGTAGCCGTTACAACTGTTGGTTGACCCGCAGCAGCGGCACCAAGTTGAACTAAGTCACCGAAGCCGATAGGCGCGGAGTTGTTTGTGGTCATCAGAATTTCACGGATTACTCCTCCGTTAAACCCTTGACCGCCGATTAAGTTAATCGGCTTTAGCCCGTAGGGGCTGGATACTGTAGACATTTAAGTCCTCCGATTTGGGTTATTTAGAGCCATTACCAAACCCGGTACTCCCTCGTGTCACAGAGCTCTTACGCTCTGGAGTCAACAACGGCATACGGGCATCATTGTTACGCAAAAAGTGGTTGTCTACCGAGTCCATCTGGTTTTGCGCAGCGCGGGCATAATACTCATGGCGTCCTACTACCATTTCTTCCGGTGCCTTACACAAGATAAGTCCACCGACTTCAACGTTGCCATCTTTATTGCCTGCAATTTGCAGCTCAGGATGATCTACAGCTTTAACCGGCACCCAACCTTCACGAAACTTTTGAGACATGTTCGTCGGATTTTCATTACCCAAAACTGTTGCAGCGCAGTAATGGAATTTATATCCGGGTTCGGGCGTTGGATCAGGAAGCGCGCTTACGGGTGTGTACACGTAACGGGTAGGATTTTTTTCACGAGTATCCAATTCTCTCGAAGTGCGTGGGTTAACCATTGTTGGCCTCCAGTTTTAAAAACTCTTTAGCATAGTCTGTATGTGAAACACCAAGACGATCAGCAATAGCTGCGGCAGTGGTGCTTAGCTTTACATTCTTCTTAGCCCCCGTTGAACGAGAAGCCGAAGCGACTACAGTAGCGGGTCTTCGAGCTGGTTCAGCCCTTGTGGTTTTGTCGTTTCCTTGAAAGACTTCAGGAAAGACGGTACGCATGCGAGAGTCGATTCTCTCGAAATATTCGTCTGAGCGAGGGTCGTAACCCGTCGTAACTAGTTTTTGGTGCAGCCCTAGTGCAAAAGCTGTAAGTTCTTCGTACCCCGGGTTCCCGAACCACTGGTTTTTGGCTTGCCAGCGCAAGGTCTTATCGTCGAGTTCCGGTCTTTGTACCTGTTGTTGCTGTTGTACTACTTCTTGTTCAACCTGTAAAGGGGTCGGACGAAAATTTCTTGCGGCTTCTAGTCGCATTTTTGCATCAGTCAAATCTTCTTGAGCCTGAAGCATGGCGTCGGAGTCATAAGACTCTTGTGCTTCTTTGTACTTACGCCGTGCCATTTCAAGCTCACCCTCGGCTTTGGCTTTCAACGTATCAACGTGGGTTTGCGTACCGTCGTTGATGTACTGCACGTAGCGGCGACGCTCTTCCATCAATTGCTGAGTTACGCGTTCTAGCTCAGCCTTCTCGCGTGAGAGCTTTTCTTTCTCTCGGCGTTCGTCGTGACGAGCATGTGTGAGCTCTTTGATACGAGCTTTTACTTTGCTGCCGTACGACTCGAGTTCTTCGTCTGTAGGCTCAGCAACTTCGCGACCTAACGGTTTGGCAAACCTGTCACGTTCAGGGGTATCGTCTTCGATATCAACTTCAATATCGCCTTCGCCGTCAACGCTGACATTTACGTCATTGTCTTCGGGTTTACCCGTACTTTCAATTTCATCTGGGAACTTATAGGCTTCTGGCATGTGCACCTCCTGTTAAACGCGCGAGATTCCGCGAGGGTCTTCGACTGTAGCTTCGACTTGATCGTCGTAGATAATCCGAAACTCTTTACCGTGGATCATGATGCGTGTGCCCGTGTAGGGGCGTGTAATGATGAACTCGCCTTCCTCGCACCAATGAACTCCGTCTGGAAATTTTGCAAGGTCGGAGTAACACAAAGGCCCTTTCTGCAACACAAACAAGACCGGTGAAGTCAGTTCTTCGTTCTTCTTGGTTATGCCTGCTTTAGCAAGGCCACTCTCGTACTCATTATCAGCGGTCACCAAAGCGCACAAAATCCTCCAACCTTTTGCTTTTGGAAGTTGCGTGGCTTTTTGTTCTGCTGCTTCGTACTCTTCATCTACTGATGCTACTGACTGTGCTACGCCGGGGGGCAGAATTAAGCCCTTTTCCGGTAAGGCGATGGTGTTACTCATCGTGATCTTCCTTTAAATACTCAGCGAGGTCTAACAAGTGGCGCTCTGCAAAGGCTAGACCCCGAATCACCCCGCAAAGCTCTTTGTACGTAGCAAAGTCTGTGCACTGACCATTTGCCAAGTCGTCAGTGTAATTATTCATGTCGTCGCGAATTTTCTTGCGCATCGCTTCAATAAAATCCATGACCAGTAAGTCCATTATTTATTCCCTTTAGGTGGTTTGTTCTTCTGTGATTCTAAGACTGCACGTTTGTGCGCGATGTCACTGCCGATCCTTAGCCCATCAAGCTGGTTTCTAGAGTCGAGCTCGAGACGAGTCTTGGCAGAGTCCGCCCCGATGCGCGCGCCATCAACCTCGTTCTTGCCTTGAACCGCCATTTCTTTGATCCGAAGCTCGTCTGCTTTAGCCGCCGCATCGACTTGAAGCTTCTTCTGCTTGAGGGCCAACTCGCCCTGTTTGATCTGCAACTCTTGCATCTGCATCTGCAACACTGGGTCTTGTGCGTTCTGCTGAGCTTGTTGCTGAGCCTGCATGGCCTGACTCTGTGCCAAGACCTGTGGTGCAGCCTCTGCCATCAGACGGCTAATCTCTTTTTCCATCTCTGGTGGCAACTCGTCTTCTGGGTTGGGCAACGCCACACCAAGCGCTTGCTCGATCTTCTGCCGGTAAGCGTAGCCAACGTGCTCGGCGATGTGCGCCTGCATCGCGCCCATGATCATCTGTGCCTGTGGGTTCTGGCCAACAAGCTGCTGTACGATGGGGTCCTGCATGGCGGCGGTGTGCACCTTGATGTGCGACTCGTGGTCTTGGTACAAGAACGCTTTGAGTGGTTTACCCATCAGCGCGTTCATGTTCTCAGACACGGGGTCTACGGGCTTCTGATCTTCTTCCAACGGCACGAGTTTGTCGGCATGCTTAATGCCCAACACGTCAAGCATTTGTCTATGCAGCATCGGCAGGTTGTATATCTGCGGTGCTGATGTGGCCAACTGAATGACAGCCTGATACTGCACAACACGTTGTGACATGGTTGCAGCGTTAGGATCGCTGACTGGCACAATCTCTACGTTATGGTAGTCGTCCTGCTTGATGTTGCGACTGCCATCGTCGGGCTCATAGTCGTAGCTCTCTGGCGTGTAGTCGCGGATGATGCCCGCCAACAACTGCAGCTCTTGCTTGAACGCATAGTGCACACGCGCCTGAACGGCTGACATCACCTTGAGGGTGCGCTCTAGGATAGCCAACGTGCTACCAACCGGTGCTTGGTTGGACATGTCACTGATCTTTAAGTCTGCCGTTGCCGCAAATCTACGTCCTTCATCGACGATCTTGTCCATCAGCGCAG